GTTGCGAGTTCGTCTTAGATACGCCAAGAGGCGATTAGCCCATGTCTGCCAAGCGCCTCCGGTCGGGTTGGGGAGCTCTTCTATCAACGCCTACCCCCAGTAACAACATCTAAACGGTTTATACCTACACGCCAATCTGAGAGCACCTCGCCCTCTATACGAATGCGTAGCTGTCTACCTGTAAAGCGAAGGCTCGTAGGGGACGACATAGAGTAGGGCCCGTATTCCCTCTCGACGTCATTAGGATAGAACCGGGTCTTGAATGTAGCAGATACGTCACCCGCTGTGCGCTCGTCAGGGATCATCTCAACAACGGACGCAATCTCATCTCCCGAGCCAATCATGATAGGACCACTTTCAGCAAATGGAGTTAGGTCTCCGTAAGATAAACCGACCTCATGCTCGTAGATCTTGTTGTCGTCTGCCGCAGCCCAGATAGGGTGACGGAATGCCCCGTGATCCACGCCCGAGGTTCTGCCTAGCGAGCCTATAGACCAAGTATTTTCTACAAAGTTGTAGACTACATAACGGTCACACTCGTTAGATTCTCCCGACGGATAGAACCACCAGATCTCGCCAAATCGTGAGTTAGTAACAGCGAACACTTTAGATTGCTGCGAGACGTTTATGTCTGAGAAGACGTAATCAGAAACCTCTGACTGCACCTTAGAAACAGAGCCGCCAGAGTATGCAAAGAAGGATCTCCTGCCCATCCACATAGCACCAAGGTCTGTAGTCGCAACAGCCTTCTGCGAAATGATCCCGCAGGACGTGCCCACGCGCTCTATGCCGTAAACGTATGGAGGTCCCTGGTAGGTAGCGACGTGCGCATCGATGTTAGTCAGGATCAACGACTGACCACGAACCCGGATGCCGCACATAATCTCGCCGGCAGTCTGGAGCTCTAAGTCACCCGCCTCGTTTGTCGCAGCAGGCGTCCAGGTAGTGTTGTCTTCCTTGTCGGACCATTGCACCAAGCGAGGATTACCACCCGCACCAAGAGCAAACAGGAATCTTTCCTCAGTGACCATCAGCGCAGTGTTATTAGTAGGAGCGTTAGCCACCACTGCGGCAGGCGTCAAAACGTCTAACTGCCACTCGTAGATCTTGCCGTCGTCTCGTGTACAGCCGACAAGGTACTCCCCCCAGTTGTCTAGAGACCAGGTCGTAGCAGGGAGAATAGTCTGATCGTCTAGCCTCTCTGTTCCATATGCGTAGAACCCATAGGTAGAAGCGCCGTAACCAGTGTAGGAAGACGCATCCTCTCTGCCAGACGTAAATCCAGACGGGGTTATATCGTATCGAAGACCCGCCTGATTCCAGACGTAAAGAGAGGAATAAGAGCCCCCAGATATATATCTGACGTTAGAATTATCCTTCCACGTCAACATGCCACGGATAGAGTTATCCGCAGCAGAATCGCTTCTTAAGCGCCAACCGCCTACCGGGCGCATAGTCCCATCAATCCACCTGACAAGGTTAGCATCACGCCACCTGTTAGATGATTGTAGATCCGTGCCGTTCCGGTAGACGCCTGCCTGTATATCCAGAGGAATCAGAGGCATCTAGTTGCTCCCTATGGTGCTACCGGCCAATCAGACTCGCTTAGCATTGGGAAGTTTGCGTGTTTTGTAATGTCACGCAGAGCCTGTCTGTAGTCTAGCCAAACCTGTGGTACTTGAATGCCTAGACTGTCTTGGGCGTTGTCCTCTACCGATTTCGTAACAATCCAATCACTATCATCAAGAAGTTTGTTTCTTATATTTCTAATAGAACTTGACGCAAGAAGTCTGTCTTTTTCTAGCTGTTCTTGCGTTTTATCTGTAATAACCCAGTTATATATCCAAGCTCCATTTACCTGCTCAGGAGTGTCGTTTAATTTTGCTTTCTGTGTTGTTGTATCTATATCTGGAGTGCTTGCTTGCGTTACCGGATATACATCATATAAAGCAAGAGTCTCTTCGCTTATTTGACGAGGAAAAGAAACATTAGGATTATCTTTCCGAAGCTGCCCGATTGTGTAATTTTCAGGAACTCCGTTGTTTACTTTTACGTACATATATCACCTATAATTCAGTAAAGTTAGTGTACAAAGGGGTTGTATTATTTATAGCCCCGCTTCCATCTTCTGGTTGTGCTGAATTCTGATTTGTTAAAGAGTCACTTCCTAGATAACTAAAGACGCTATTAGCAGGAGAAGTTGTTGATACAGTGCCTGTTGAAATAACAAAAGTATCTGCTAAACCAGTATACGTTCCATCTATATCAAACGTATCTGTTTTTAATACAAGCGAATAATGCCTGTAGGTTGTTCCATACATAACTGTAAGGTGTAAAAATCCGTTACGACACTCCGCATCAACTTGTCCAAAAATATTGCTACCGTTTTGCCCGCGTATTAGTTTTGCTCCAAGCACATTATCAGAAAGATCGAACTTTAAAATATAAATATATCGAACGCTGCTAATCGTTATATTGCCGCATCGATATATGTTTCCATTATCATCATGTATCATTATTTTTGTGGTAGAAGCAGCTACTCCATTTATAGTATAAGATTTACCACCATACACAGAGCCTGAATCTGTATTTATTTTTTTCCAAAATGAATCTCCACCATAATAAATTACATTATTTTGTGTAGGCGACCGCATCATGCTTTGAGTGGAGGTTGAGTTGTTTAAACTATACCTATCTGTGTATGCTCCTTGCCAATAATAATTGTAAAAATCATCATCATATCCCAAAGCAGCCCAAGATAGCGTTGCATATGGAGTAATTGTGGTGCATAAACCACTACCGCCAGAATCTCCTACTCCTACCTTATTTATAATCTCTGAACCAAAATCTATTATTCCTACAACATCTTTAGATGCAGTCCCAAAGTTCCAACCAAAATTTAAGCTATAGTGGAATAAAACTCTGTTTGCATCTAAAGGAATTATTTGATTGCAACCTGGACCTTGCGAGTAAGACTGACCAAAACCATAACCGCTTTCTTGATAAGATATAGAATAAGAAAAATATTTATCGGTAGAATTAAAATCAGAATTTAATCTTACAGATTGAATTTCTTGAAACCCTTGCGCAGTAACCACTAACTTATCGCTAGAATCAAAAGTTGTTTGGTGTTTACCAAACATATAAAATTCATATTCTTTTGATTGTAATAATGTTCCATCAGGCTCAATAACAGCTACTTGAAGTGAGCCATAGTTATCCGAAACATTACCTAATGCTATTTGTCCATCACTGTTAACTGAGATACTCGTCCAATCATTAAAATTTTCTCCACTAGTATTTAACTCTGGCCTGTAAAAAGCCAGCCAAGAAGGCTCGCCTCCCGCATTACCCGCAGCCGCTATTAAAGTTTTAGTGATTTGCATTAGACGTAGCTCCCTACATAGGCTCCGTACAATGTGCTAGAAACCTTCCAGAATACCAGTGTATCTTTAGCGGTCAGTGTAGGCGCTACGTTGCCGCCAGAAGTCACCCAAGTCATTGTGGGCCACGTTACTGTGTAGCTTGCACCTGCCTCTAGCTGTAGGACAATAGCGTCACCAGAGCTTAGAGAGTCTGTGAAGGTCGTGTTGCCTCCGAGAGTCTTGGTCTGTACTGCGCCGTTGGTCGCGTCAAAGGCCGTGCCTGACAGGGCATAAACAGTGTCTCGAATAGTTTTGTTAGTCAGCGTATCGGTGCTGGTAGTGCTAACCACATCAGTCAGGCCATCAAGCAAGTTGAGCTCAGTAGCATTAGCTGTGAGACCGTCTAGCAGATTGATCTCTGCCGCAGTAGTCGTTACCGCCGTGCCAGCAATGGTAAGCGTAGACAAGTTTGGCGCAATGGCCGTAGTGCCGTCTAGCAGGTCATCGATCAGGTCTAGGTCAGTATTAAGCTTAGTACCCCAGGTGTCGTCAGATGCACCGACCTCGGGTTTAGTTAAGCCATAGGTTGTGGTGGTTGTATCAGCCATCGTTAGTCACCTCGGTAATCAGATTCCGTCCAGGTCTCGGACGCATTTATTTGCTCTATCCATTTGTACCTAGCGAACGTGCCGATGTCTGACCCGGCGTTATCACTAGCAGAGAATGGTCTAATTCTAACATAATTTACAGATACGGACGCTTGGCAGTCTGTGGCAGCATCTCCAACAATCGCCAGGTAGGCGTTCGCAACAACCGAAGAGGAGGCGCTATCAGATATATCTGCGAGCCTAACCCTTTCGTAGTCACTCGTAGCAGTAGCAGCCGATGTGTCAGATGCGGATGCCTGCTTGATTCGTTCAAAGTCAGCCTGCGTAACGCTAGACGTTACAGATACAGCCGATGCGCCCTCCCAGACCTCTGGGTAGCCGTAGCGAGCCTCACTGTAAGGACCAGTTCCGTAGCCTATTCTGCGACGTACTAGCCTAGGGCTGCTAACCGTAGATAACACGGTGGTGCTAGCGGGCACCTGAAAGACGTATGACGCAGACACAGAGACAGAGGCCGCCGAGCTGTCTGCTACGGATGCCTCATATACCTGCGGATAGCCATACTTTGCTACGTTGTATGGACCAGTGCCGTAACCGGCTCTCAGCGCCATTAGTCTAGCGTGATGTCCAGATCACCAGTAGGGATGCGGAATACGTCCCCAGTAGCGATAGCTTTAGCAGTCGATAGGACTGCGTGGACCATCATAGTGCCGCCGCTAGAGGCAGTGAATATGCCTATGTGGCTCACTGTGCCCCAATCAGCAGTAGCAGCAGGGAACTCAATAGCTCCTGTGTTGCTAGCTGTATCGCCTGTCACAGAGAACGTAGCCGCTGTGCGAGCGTATGAGCCGCCTGAGACCTCTGTACCGGCAGCGCCAGTGTCAGTAGGGTCAGATGTAAACAGGCCAACGTACCACGCTGTAGGGCGTGTCACTGCGTCTGTTGTTAGGCCCCACGAGAGGACGTCCGTTTCAAATGCGTTAGTAAAGCTCATCTAATAGCTCCTGATCTTAAGTCGTAGTCCAGAGCCGCCTGATTTGGCTTTATCGCTCTGCAAATTGGTTCCTGCTACAGCACCAGAGTATAACATACTCCACACTGCCATCCTGGCGTCGTCCTTCAGATACGGGGCAGACTGGGTCAGCGATCCGTACAGGTAGGCGTCAGGAGACATCTCTAGCAGCCAGTTGGATGCGTTAGAGTCTGATAGCGGCTCGAGCTCTGCGTAGTACAGTAGCTCCCCGCTGTAAGTAGTGTCCGGCGTAGGGAAGACCTCAATGGCCTCACCTGACATAGCGTAGTACCGAGGCTTGCCCTGGGCGTCTGCGCTCTCCATACGGTACTGGAGCATGTCGTCTAGGCTGAGCATCTCTAGCCGGGTAGAGTAGCCATCGTCCAGGTGGAAGCGAACGGGCTCTAGGAAGTCAGCCGGTAGCTGTGAGTACCTGGTGTC